TCGCGACATTCCAATCGTGTTGGCGTTTGGCCTCAGCCATCAGCACAAGTTGGCGAAGTGTTAAGGGACCTGGATCGACTCCGACGATGCCGGCAAGTCGGACGATGAGTCGTTCAATGTCGGCACACCGAGCTTGCGTTCGAGATCTTCTACGAGCTTGTCGACCAAGTTCGGATCGTCCAGTCGTTTCTCGATTGCACTGATCCCTCGTGTCTCGATCAGCTTCTGCTTCTCGGCCGCCTTCCGCAGAAGACGGCGTCGCGACTCCGGGAAGTAATTGATCAGTGCTTCGAGGAGTGCACCCGTTGCATCGTCGATCGAGTTACCAGCCAGACCTTCACCGAAAGCTTCGTCCGTGATCTGCTGCTGGTCCGCTTGCGGTTTACAGATAGCAAAGAGCACATCGCCCAGGAGCAACGGATCGGTCGAGAGCCGCGTGATCAAATCACCGTCGATCGCTTCAAGGAGATGCACTCCGGTGAGAGTCTTCACGCGACGCAACGTCGTGTTGTCGATATCCACAATCCAAATGCGACCGGCGCGGTCAACGAACTTCTGCATGATGCCTCCTTGAGTACAACTAATCGGTGATTTCGAATGACAACGCCAGCGATCAAGGACCAGCCAAGCCAGGTCCCACATTCATGCCACCACCGGAACTCGACTGCGTCGGCTTGAGAGTTACATCAGCGGAGATGACCTCTTCCAGGTTTTGATTGACATTGAAGTTCATCACTTCGCAGGTCAGCGTGAGCGTTCCACCAGCGTCGCTGATGCCGACATCACACGGATCACCACTGCTCCAGAGACCTTGAAGAAGTCCGAAGGCCGAGTCACCTTCTTTGTTGAGCACAGTGAACTCGATGGATGCATCCTTGAGTGTTCCCACGGTGGCGCGCCAGCCGTTGTTGGCACGCGTGCTGGCATCGGCTTCGGCCTTCTCGAGGCTGACTGTCAAATCCTTGACGTTGGTGATCTCGACGCCGTCGATAGTGAGTACGGCTTCGAGACCGAGTTTGACTTCTGGCATTGTGAGTGATTCCTTATGGCGAACGTTTACTTGACTGAGTTGGCCCAGAATGTGGGGAGCCGACTCCGATTGACTTCCAGTGCCGGCTTCATGAATGGTCGCTTGGGATAATGGCGAGGCTTGTTGTCACTGCGTCGCTCGTTCTCTTCTGCAATTAGACGAGTGGCTCGATTCGCCTGAGCTCCAGTTCGCAGTTCAATCCTCGCAAACTTGGTCTTGCTTCCGTGTTGTATGGCGCGAATCGGACCGTGCTCACCAACCTTGAAGCGATGGGGCTTGAGCTTGCGACGCTTGGTTGCCACGCCGCCGAATTCATGCAAGTTCCAAATGCGACCAGCAATCTCATTCACAGGGCCGATCGCGACAACGGTTCGGTTGTTAGTGACGTCGTAGCGAATCACTCGCTTGAGCATGCCTGTCTGTGTATGCGGTGGGCTTCCAGGCTTCGATGGTTTCTTACGTTTCCGAATGCTCCGCTTGGCCGTCTTTCGAACTGCACCGCCAGCTTCGCTCAACGAAGTGAAGGTCGCTGTTTCCGTCTTCTTCTTGATCTTCTGCTTATCGAATTGTGTTCGGACCGTGATCTTGATCATCGCGCCAGTTCAAAGGTTAAGGTCAATAAGCTTGTAAACTGACGCAGTTGTTCCCAGTGTTCGCTGGAATACAGCACTGCATGCTCGGCCTTCACGCATCGAGCCGCTTGAAATGAATCGAGCCTCTTCAGGCGAAACTCGTCGGCAATCTTTTCCACAAGATCAACCAGCGGATCGATCTCCTCGTTGGTTCCCTTCGAAAACTTCTTCTGCACCGCAACATCAACGCGGCAGTGGTACTTGTTATGAGCGCGGTCGTGAGGGAATAGCTCAACATCGCGAGGCACAACGGTCACGCGGAGTTCTTTCATGTCTTCTAGGTCGAAGTTGGGAACGTACATCCGCTCGGCAACGAATTCAAAATCGAACTCAGCTGCGTTGAGCTGGGCGGTGACACTATCGGCAACTTGTAAAACTGTCGTCATGACGGATGGGATTCGATCTGTTTGGTGTGGATTCGAAGTTTCAAACGGAATGGATCGCTGTAGCGCCAAGGCGGATCGCCACCAAGGGCCATCACTTCAAAAATAAAGGTGTGGTCGCCATCGATCTCAACAATCGTGTCACCGCGGCGTGGCAACGTGCCGATGATCGACGAAAGCAGTGAATAGGTATCGATCAGGAAATCACGAACCTGGCTTCGAGTAACAATGCCCTCGCCATCGTCCTGGTCGTACATCGACTTGCCGATCGTTGCTTGGAGCGTGGCTCCCAGCTCACCTCGGCGATACACAACTTGGCGAGACGCATGCTGCGTGAGTTTTGAGGTAAGCCACTCCTGGCCTTTCTGAAGCATGTCGGTCATGACTCTTCCTTCTTTATTGGGAATAGTCGCAACAAAAGGCCAGTGATTGAGCCAATCGCCGCAGTTCCAACCCGAGCCGGATCGGCTGCTGATCGCAGATAAAACCCAGTAATCGTTCCAACTACAAACGACAGTGTTAACGACACAAGAAAAAACAGGAGCCAGCCGATCATCGTTGTTCCCCACTGAGCAGCTTCGATGCCTTGCCACGCACTTCATCTAACCAAACTGCGTCAGCGCGTCGTTGGTATTCAGAGGCAACGGCGGTGGCCTCCTCATCCAGTTGCTGTTGACGAAGTGTGGTTTGACGGGCGGGCTGCGATGGCTCGGGGGTTAGAAATGCGACCGGTGAAGCTTGCCTGAGTTGCTCTGGTTCGCGTTTCTTCATGGGAAGGAGAGCGACTGCAAGAAGGACAACGACCACAATAATGGCAATGGTTAGTAACATGTTTGTTTGGAACCTCACTAGGAAGATGGATTGGGTTAGGGCAACGCTCAGCTCATGCCGCGTTTGATGAGAATGAAGATCAACAACACAGCTGCAATTCCAATGAGTGCGACGGTTGCGATCTCGCCAGCTGAGAGCCACATTAGTGCGTTGCGAGTGTCTTTAGCGCCATCGAACAAGTCGCGAACTCTATCGAGTGGCCTACGATCCTCAGAGGGTGGCGTCGGACAATAGCCATCGGGACAATCCTCAGCCGATAGATAGAGCGTTGGGGTAATTGCATCGTCCCAGGAGTAGCCTTTCGTTTTGACCGCTCCGGTCTTCTGTGCCTGCTTGGCTTGCTTGTAAAGCAAGTAACCGTGACGGAGGTCCGAGTAGAGCTCCTCTGGTGTGCTCGGAATCATTGATCGACCTGCGGCATGGATGTGTCCGCCGGTCGCATCTTGGAAAAGGACCACAGGGAACTGTTCGGCAGGCACAATTTCGGCGTAGCGAGTCTTGTAGATCGCATTGGTCGCTGTGTAGACCTGGAACTCACAACTCTCCTTGAGCGCCGCTAGTTGCTTGTTCTGCGTGAACCACTCCTGGAGTCGCTGACTTGTCGCATCGGCGTTAACGAACAGGGCGATCTGGTAACTCTTCTTCGGTGGAGGGGAAGCAGGGTTAGAGACTGGCGTAACAACCAGCGGCTCTTTAGCTGGCTGCGTTGCGTCTACGAAGTTGGGCGTAGCAGGTACCGGTGGGGCCACTGTAGGCGTCACAGTTGGCGTAACGACGGTCGGTTGCACGATTGTGGGCTGAACTACCACCGGCGCGGGATAGACGCGTTGTGGTAGGCAATTCGGTGGACAGTTGCGGATCTGTTGCTTGATCTCTCCCTGGGCCTGCAGGTTCACCGACTGCGGCTCTTCAAGTTTTTCAATTGCACCGACGCTTGGCACCGATGGCTGATAGCTCGGCACACTCCAACGTTGCTGAGGTTGTGCTTGGACCGGCTTATAGTGAACGGTCGTTAGGACAACACCCAGGAGAATCGCGTGGACGATTGCCACCACGATCAGCCCCAGACTTAAGCGAATTCGAATCGTATCGTTGATCATGGTGATTACAGAACCTCATAACTTTGGTAAGGCAGTGAACTGCTTGGATCATTGAGAACGGTTAGGGCAAAGCCTCCGTAGCCTGCCCATAAGCGGATGAACTGTTCACGAGGTGTGAGTTCGAATCGCCCCGGATAGTTGTTGTCGAGGATCGCTGCGTATTGCTTCCCATCACGCTCGATCCAACCGACGAACGTGCAGCAATGGGCCGGCTTCCACCAGAGGATCGCACCTCGCCTGGTTGCACTGGCCCAATCGAGGAAGCGAGGATCAGCCTTGAGCGTATAGCTGTAGTCGATGCCGGCAGCATCCAAGCGATCACGCAGACGTGAGTCCCACTCGCCGTCGGCATAAGTCGTTCGCCAGCGTTCGCCAAGCTCGAATCTGTTAAGCCAACGCAGATGGTTCACGAGCGAGGCGTGAACGCAGCTCCCTTGACCAAGAGAGCCTGTCCAATTGCGCTGATGCAATTGCACTGGCAAATTGGCTGGCGGTTGCTCTGGTTCGGGCGTTGGTAATGCACGAACATTGACGACGCCCGAATCGCAGCCAGCCAATACGAGCAGCATCAATACACAGGCTGAAATCAATTGTTTATGAATCATCTTGAGCTCGTTTCTGAAACTATTGATCGTGACGACTAACGCTGGACCGCAAACGCAAGGATCGTTTGGAGAGCCGAGGCCCAACTCGTGCCCCTGGTGCGGGCCAGCGGTAGTCGTCGCTAACTCTTGAATACCACCCACAATCGCGCGTTCGTTTGAGGCGTAGCCGCAACGAATCGAATAGGCAGCCCACACATAGCCTTCATCGTGACGTAGCGTGGGTTGGCCGGATCAAACAAGTCGGTTTCATAACTGGCGAGTTGGACGTTATCGCCGTTGGGTAAACGACCTTCGATGATCCATGCCGATGGAACTGACTGGCTTGCCACGCAAAAGCAACTTCGGAACTCGCCCACCGAGAGCCATTGGCTGACTAGACCATTGGCCATCCGCAAGGACTGCGTTGCGCGAGCTCGATCGATAGTTACTTTTGCAATTGATGCCATCATCTATTGACTCAAACGTAAACGGACTGTGAGTGTGCCTGGCGGCGCGGCTTCTATGGCTTTGCCGATCATCGAATGGGCGTAAGCGTTCTTGACCACATGCCAGCTGATCTGCGACCAGTAAAGGATCGTTCCAGCGGGAATGTTGGTGGTTGGGTCTTTCACGACATCGAAGACGCCGCGAACCGTGATGCTGCCTCGTGAGCCCGCACCAATCCCAAACTTGGCGATGCCCACAAGCTTTCCCACGACGACGATCGAACCTGCAGGCACATCAACCTCAGGTACAAAGTCGACAGTCGTGCCGTCAGCAACGTGGATCGCTCCAATGTTTATGATTTGTGCGTTGTTGCTCACGGTGTCTCATCACTGGCTCAGGCGAACGCGGACAAAGGAATCAGTGGCGGCTGCATCAGTCACGACTTTGCCGAGATACTTGGTGCCAACATCGTCAGCGACGACGCTGCCATCCTCGTCAACGTAGACTTTGGTGCCAGCTTCGAACTCGACAGCCAGAGCGGGGTCTTTGGGAATATCAAAGACACCTTCCACAGCGATGGAGCCTAGCGAGCCGGCTTTGATGTCGCGTTTGGTGATGCCTACTAGGTCACCTTGGATCACGATTGATCCAACCGCGACATCAACGGTGGGAGTGAAATCGACGGCCTTACCGTCATGAACGAATTGAGCTTGCATGGACTATGGAATCCTGGAGGACGAAAAATGGTTGGTTTCGGAACGGACAGGAGTGGAGGCTTACTCGCCGGTGACCTTCACAGCGGCGCGTGGGTCTTGCGAGTTCACACCGAAGTCGATGTAAGAACGGAAGCCCATGCCAAGTGTGTTGGCCGGCATTTCAACGCGCTCGATGACCGGCGTACGTCGACCATTGAGGAACACGATCTCGAACGCAGGGAGCACATTTGGATTGGCGAACAGATACCAAGCCGAGCCGCTGGCTCCCTGGTAGTAGCTGTCCGACAAGTGCGGCGTTGAAATAACGCGATACTTGTTGCGGTGAGGGTTGTCGACTGGAATCTTGGTCGGCGTCCCTTGGGCATCCATCATCAACTGCGCCGAGCCCATCAGCAGTTCCGCATCGGTTTCGATCTCGACGGGAACGACTAAGAACTCAGGCCGAATGTTGATTGGCTTTTGATCCTTGGCCTTGTTGCCTGGTCCAACCTTCTGCTTACGGAAGGTGGTCTTAGCAATGGTCAGGGAATCAGGGCCGAACTTAGTGTCAGGTCCTGCGAGCAGGTTACCGTTGGCCGACGAAAAGAACGCGGTGTTCTTGAGCAGCAGCGTGAAGAACAGCTCATCGATCGACTCAGCACCGCTGCGTCCCATTTGACGAGGGATATCCATGAACGCGTTGAGATCATCGTTGATGATGTCGTGCCGAGTCAGTGCGAGGATCTGACCATAGGTATCAGCCTTGTTGCTGTACTTTTGGTCCGAGAGTTTGCCATGCTTCAATTCACCATCCGGCGCGACCTTTTCGAAACCGCCGGTACCGAGCAAACGGT